AAGGGACGTTTGCCGCCATCTTCATGGGTGGGCACGACGCAGTAGCCAGCGTCAAACCATTGGCGGGCAGCGGTGATGAGGTCGGTGCTCATTGCTCCTGTTTCGCAGGGTTGATGGGGGGCGAGTCACCCCGCCCCCCAGGGGGAATTGCTAGGCGCTGATGTCGGCGAGGTTTTCTAGGGCCGCATCGAGTGCTGACGTGTCAGCGGTGGGTGCAGACATGGATGCTGCGGTCTGGCCTGTCAAGTAGGCCGTGGCTGCCTTGACCGCCTTGGCGTTGCCTGTGGCGTCCTCAAGTTTCCACGGCGCTGCCTGCCCAGGCTTGGCAACACCCTTGGTCATCACGCCGAGCACCCGCTTGCCCACTTGGGCTTTCAGGCTGCCAATCAGCGCCGTGCCAAAGAGCAGCACGTCGTTGTATGTCTCGCCGTCGGTGATGTCGTGGACGGTGACGCGCACTGCGTCTTTCTCGCCAAATGAGGTGGCAATCGCGGCCACATATTCACTTGGCTCCACCACTAACAGGTGGCCTTCAACGTCGGCGGGCTTGAGGCTGCCCCCACCTTGGGATGGTGCATCAAATTGCATAGTGATCACTTTCCTTTTCTGTTTCGGTTGCGGTTTCCATGCGCAGGTGCGCAGGGTCTAGGGGGTGAACAGCGCTATGGGCTTGGACTTAAACACCGTGCGCACCGCGTGCGCCGTCTTAGCGATTGACCAGCCAACGGCGAGGTCAAGGGTGTAAAGCTCGCAGCGGGCTTGACCCGCAGGCAGCCAGATGAGCAGCCCTGTGTGCTGATCCACGCCCACCTCGGCCAGGGTTGCGCCTCGACCGTTGATCGGGTCATACATCTGCCCACGCGCGTAGATCGCCACCTGCGTGGTGACCCCATGCGGGTAGTTCGGTTCACTCTGGCCTGTCTTGATGTCGGCAACGACCACGCGCCCATCAGGTAGGGCAACGATGCGGTCAAGGGTGCCCGCTGCTTGAAGTTCATCGTTGATGACAAACAACTCAGCAGCCTTGGCCTCAATGTTCGCCATCGCCGCTGCGTACGCTGCAAGGTCTGCTGCGTGTTCAGGTGTGACTTCACCGAGCGTGCCTGCGTCCACCTGTTCGGTGAGTGCGTGCAGCGTGGTGCCGATGTTGGCTGCCTTATCGCTCTCAGCGGCTGCCATTGCCCCTTCAACGATCTCGTTGAGCGCTTTGCGGTCATCAAGGCTTGTGATGGCTGCGCGTTGGGCGAGGTCGGGCCGCTTACCTAAGCCAATCGCGGTCATGCGCTGCTTCCACGCCATAAGCGCGTCTTTATTGTCAAGCGCTTTGGATAGCGTGCTGATGCGCGTGTAACCAACTGCTTTGCCACCATCAGGTGGCGTGATCAGTGGCCTACCCCAGCGGTCACGCGGTATCTCGCTGGTGGGTGCAGTGAACGTTACTTCCATCGGTTTTCCTTTGTTCGCAGGTGTGTGTTCATAAGAGCGTGACCTCAATGGGTTTCGTGATGCGCTGCATGATGAGCGGCAGATAGTCCTCGGTTAGCTCAATGCCAATCACGTTGAAGCCTTCAATCACGCAGGCTTCTAACGTTGTGCCAGATCCGGCAAACGGTTCAAGGACTGTGCCGCCTGGCGGTGTGACGAGCTTGACCAGGTAGCGCATCAGGTCGAGTGGCTTGACTGTGGGGTGCGCGGTATCGCCTTCCCTCGGTCGCTCATTGCTGTTGGCTTTGGGGACGTAGAAGAAGCGGGACGCGCCGCCGATGTCGCCGTAGCCAATCTCTCGCCGGTCATTGTCGGCCGGCATTGGTTGGTAGATGTTGTTGCCGTTGTCAAGTGCCGCACCACCTCTACTTGGCCGATCCCCACTCTGCCTGTCCAACTCGGCGGCCTGTGACTCGTCAAGGATGACGTTGGCGGGCCAGCGGCCTTTGCTTGTTATCTCGCGAGTGACCGTGCCTCGCTCTGCGCCCGCGTGCATCTTGCCGCCGCAAATGTCAGGCAAGGTGACGGTTGTAGTTTCGCCAGTTCCTGTCCCAATCCGCGACCCGTCAATGTTCAGCGAACCTGTGCCATGCCGTAGCACGTTCTCCGCCACCGTGCCGTCCAGCGGCTTACGCGCGACCACGACAGGCTCAAAGGCAGGCTTCAGTGCAGTACCCCAGCCTTGCCATTGTTGGGCTGCAGCCGTTACTGGAGTGCCTTTGTTTATTGGAGCCTTTGTCGCACTAAATACCGCGTTGCCGCCGTATTCCGACACAACACGATCAGGTCGCTCGGCACCAGCGCCCTTGTCGATCGCCTTGCTGACGTCAAGCGACTTTGGGAAACCTGAGCCGTACATCCACGCAATCGAGTCGCGCACCTCAAATCCTGCGTCCTCAATCGCCACCGCCAACCGATGCCAGGTGCGGGTGCCGCCAAAGGCGAGCAAGTGACCGCCAGGCTTGAGGACTCGATGCGCCTGCGCCCACACATCCTCGTCATATGCGATGCCTGATGCGTCCCAACGCTTACCCATGAACCCGAGCTCATACGGTGGATCGGTCACAATGGCGTCCACGCTTGCAGCGGTGAGTGATGCCATGACCTTGCGGCAATCACCGTGATACAGCGTCACTGCTTGATCAACGTAATAAGGCTTAGTCATCTCGCCGCCGTAGGTGCTCAGCAAATATCCGCACCACCGCAGCGGGCCAACGTTCAACGTCAGGCACTGAGTAGCGGTAGGCAACGAGTGCGCGCAGGTCATCCATCTAGGCCACCGCTCGCGCGTGGCGGCGTAGGCGTCGGCGTTCCTCAGGTGTGGTGCCACCCCACACGCCGTGCTGCTCATTCATGCCAAAGGCAAGGCACTCATTGACAACTTCACACCGAGCACACACACGCTTGGCTGCCTTGATCGTTGCCGTCATCTCTTGCGGCGGCATCACCTCAGGGAAGAACACATGCAGCCCCACCTCGCGGCAGCGTGCCTGCTCCATCCATTCGTGCTCACTCATAACGGATCTCCCCACCCTGCTTCGCGCAGAATCTCGACGAATTGACCTAATGAAATGACCACGGGCCATGCCTCAATCGCTGCTGGGCCTTGACCGTCTAAGCGCAGCACTGCGAAGGGAACGCGGCCAGGTTGGGCGCGCTCGGCTTGCTGCTTCATCGCAGCTGCAGGGTTAAACCCGCGCCGCGCCTTGATCTCAATGTCGAGTCCTGGAACGCCTGTTACGTCTGAACCGTCACGCCCAGCGCCGACAGGCTCGGCGTAAGGGAAACCGTGGGTGCGCAGGTATTCGGCAACGATGCGTTGCGATTCATAGCCCCTGAATTTTCTGTGCTGACTCATGGCCGCCACCTGTGATCAACGCGGCACTCACCAATCGTCCACGCGCCACACGTTGCGCACCGCGCAACATCGGCATCTTCGTGCCGATCTGCTGCCGCGCGTTCCATGCGCCACCATGCGCGCGCCATTTTTCCGCGATAAGCGGCAAGAGCGCGCCGCTCGTAGGTGGCTGGGTTGATGCCACGCTCATTGGCAAGGCGCTGACGTAACGGCCACGGCGCATCGGCCCACGCGCGTGGGGATAGGTACGCCCTCACCGTTGATCCTCAGGGAAACTCAAGTCACGCACGCCACCGCAGACGGTGCACTCATAGATGAGGAATTGCGGCTCACGCATCATTTGCCGCTTGGCACACTGCTTGCACCACAGTTCACGATCAGGCATCGGCCAACCGATCTAGGTAAGCCTTCATCCATTCGGCGACGCCAGCCTCAGGATTAGCCAGCATGGCCGCATCAGCAACGGTGACCGCTTGAGCACTCGCGCGCAGGTACTCGATGTAGCTCATAAGTGAGCCCCGTGCTTGATAGCATCACGCATCAACAGCAACGTGTCCATGTGCGCGGAATCCACCTGGAACGCTTGCGCGGTCAAGAAGTCCACGATGAGTTGCCGCTCGCGCGCTCGCGCGTGGGTGATGATCTCGGCAGCGGTAACCACTTCACCGCGCGGCGTTGCCTCGGTTAGGTCTTGCATCAGCACGCCTCAATCACTTTGCCGACGGTGAGCGCATGGCGTGGTGACCAGTGATGCTTGCCTTCTAGCCCAGGCTTATCCGGTAGGGGATTAACCGTGACGTAGGCCACCACGGTCTGCACCCACGCTGGTGCCGTGGCTGCTCGCTTGCCAACGTAGGCATCAAAGCCAGCCAGGGCTGCG